CCTAGTACTAACCCGGTTTGACCCGGGCTAGACCCTCCTCCCTTAATCTACCGGCCGCTAAACTGGCCGGCGGGTTTCGGAAGGTACCCACCGCCTCTTAAGTCTGAGGCGGTAATCAGCCAGTATAGATGACTTCTTCGTAACGAAGATATCATCCCAGTGCTGAACTGGATTGCAGTTCAAGAAGAAATGCAATAACTGGCTTGATCCATCTCTCTCTCCTTTAGTCGCCTGGAGCTTGGGTTGTAACCCAAGGATCTCACATCTTTGTAGGGTGGAATTCCACCTTCCTTTAATGTGAGCTCCAAAGCCCCATTTTTGACGTGTACAGAGAGAGAGACATCCCAAGGGTCCCGGACTGACAGGTAAACTTTCGCGTATACTACCAGGTAAGACTTGAATCATCTTATCTGATAGGGACCAAAGTCCCTTCATATACGCAAGGTTCGCTATGTCAATCCAAGAATAGAGGCCCTTTGGGTCGCTCTTTGGTGCTAGGTCACTGAGATATAACGGTGAAACGTCGTATCCAGCGAAACAATCGATTCCGCAAGATTCACGGAATTGACCTTTGTAATGGGTTTTACCCCAATTAACCTTTAAGCCTAAATAGGCCATAAGGTCACCAAGAGCTCGGACTGCCTCCGTGGGGACAATTAGATCGTCCCCAAAGACCCTACACTCCTTGATACTGCGTCTTAAACCTTTTATCGATAAGGGATAACCCTTTTCGAAGGCAGTTGCAGCACAACATATACACAAGTATATGATTGACTGGAGTGTAAACGTTATGGCAGAACCCTGATTGGCGTGCTTCTTCAGACGAAGAAGATTACCATTCACGTCAAGGTATCGCGTCCTTACACTATGGAGACATTGCAAAATATCTTCCCTAGTGTTAAAGAAACGCTCTACCAACCACAATGATAGACGATCCGAAGCAGAGGACAAGTCCACTGTTGCGAAATCACCACTAATAGATGCTCGTTGAGCACCTAGTCGTGATGGTGTCTGATCATCAAGGTTGATAGACTGACATAAAGGTTTAGGAAGATTCTTCCTAAACCAGATCATCAGTCCCTGTTGAAGGAACTGGTGAGCCGTTGGTTCAGAAGCGATCAGCCTTGGGGATTTAAGCGTCTTTGGCACGGCGATTAACCGTGCTAAGGGCTCAGAATCCAGAAAGCAACCATCAGGCACATCAAACCCAAGATTAGGAAGACCAAACTCAGGTCCAAACCTATTCGAGAGCTTGACAGGCCAAAATGGAAAACGGTACTTATCAGTACCGCTTCGAAGATCGCTAACAGAACCAGGTCCATGGCGTGGCTTTATATCCTCAGGATTCAGAAAAGGGAACCACTGACTGATGTACCTCGAATATAAATCGAAGTACTTTAACAGTTTACGTGGAACCTGATCCCTGAACAGAGGAAGCTCAGGTCCGAGAACAGAGAGTCTACGAACCTCCAGCTCTTCATTGGAAAACCAATTGAGAGTAGGTGGTCTCATAGAGTCC